ACTAAAATGATGGAATGGGGAGAAGATTCCATATATTGGAGAACAGAATACGAATGTGAATTTGTGGAAAGTGTATCGAATGTATTTACCCCAGAAAAATTAAAGGCATGTTTTGATGACTACGAAGTATATACCTCTGAGACCCTTGAGAAGGATATAGATTATGGTCCTCAAATTACTGTCGGTGTTGATATTGGTAAATCTGTTAATTCTACTGTTATTACAGGATGGTCAAGGGAGAAGTCTGTGGGGCATGATAAAGGAGAGGATGTTGCACGATTGGTCTATATGGAAGAAATCAATCCTCGAACTGGTGGACACGACATTCCATATCAGCGTAGACGTATCATTGATGTCTGTAATATGCTGGGGGCTGATAAGCTCATTGTTGATTGTACTGGTATCGGTGGTGCGATTGAACAAGACCTCCGATTAGATTGTATAAATAGTAGCCCTCAGATACATTTTTTACCTTTCGTTTTTACAGGAGGTCCAAGAGGTTCTAAGACCCAGATATATAGAGATTATGTTTCTTATGTGCAACAAGACCGTATTATTATACCAAATCCTGAAAATTTACCTGCTAACATGAAACGGTTAGTTATGAAGTGGTATGCAGAACATAGAGATTTAGAATATACTATGGATGCTGCTAATAAGACTGAAAAGATAGCTGCACCAGCAGGTAAGCATGATGATTACTGTGATAGTTCTGTTATGGGTATACACGCTACATTAAGTATATTACCCGGCTCTGCCACCTTTACTTCTACAAGTAGAGGAGGATTAAGACGACAAGGAAATGTATATAATAAACAGTCTAGAACAGGAGTTTTAACCACTTCACCCCGCCGACACCGCATTAATAAAGGTTTTCCATTGTAGCACAAACTTTAAATACTCGTGTGGGTTTATATAGTATTGATAGCCATGTCCATAGTTGATAGAGTGCGAAGACGCTTCGCTAGTATTGGGAGTAACCCTCCCTTTAAGAAGGACGACCCCGTAAGTTATGGTGAGGGAATTATTAAGAGAATTCGTCTCACTAATAATAAATTCCAAGCATTGGGAAAGGGTGAATACGAGCCTCATATAGGTCAACCTAGAACTTATATGAATGTATATCTCCAAGACCCTATTGTTAGAACTTTAGTCGACCTTCCATGTTTTTATGCTGTAAAAGACAATTTTGATATTGTGACAGATGAAGACAATATAAGAGAAAAAGTAGAAGAAATGTTTAGGGACATTAATATAGAGCAAATTCTATATGGATGGGTCCGAAACGCCCGTATATTTGGTACGGGTTATTTGGAGTGGACCGGAGACAACTTAGTACTTCGTTCTAGCCAGAACATGTTTGTTAAAAGAAACGAGCATGGACAAGTGATGTATTATTATCAAGATATAGGTGATGATAAAGAAAATATTAGATTCGAACCTGAAGAGATAATAGAATTAAAAAATAATCCATTTGACGACTATGCGTATGGATTATCAGATATACATCCTATTATGTATCTTGTAGACTTAAAAGATTACGCAGAAAGAGATATAGGTGCTGCATTAAATAAATATGCAATATCTAGATTTGATATATCTTGTGGTTTACCTGACATGCCCTATGGACCAGATAAAATCAACGAAGTTGTTGATGCGTTTAATAATTTGGCTCCGGGCGAAGACATAATACATGGTAACGACATACAAATCAAAGAATTAGGAGGAACCCAAAGAGCCTTTGAATATGGAAAGTATACAGATGATATTTTATCTAAAATTCATATGGCGTTAAAAGTTCCTATGACTATGTGGACTGACCCAGAAAAGGCACGTCCTATATTTGAACCGTATGTAAATTATTTACAGTCTGCAATTGAGGGTGCTCTCAACGCTCAATTGATGCCACAGTTAGAAAGTGGAGAAGCTAAGTTTAAATTCCGTCAAGTTAATATTGAAGACGCATTTACAAAAGCTAAGACAGACATGATATATTTATCTGAAGGTGTATTATCACCCGGTGAAGTTCGTGAAGAACGAGGTCTTGACCCTGAAGGAGTTGTAGAATTAGATATGGAAACTTCTGAAGATGTTAAAGCTAGTCCTCTAGAAAGAGGTCCGGGAAGTAAGAACGCCAATGTGTCCGGTGGAAAGGATACTGATAAAAAAGAAGAAAGTGCAAGAGCGCAAAATAGGGGTAATAAACCCTCCGCAAATGCAACGGGAGATAGAACATGAAGTACGACAAGTGCAAAACATCCGTTAGTGCAACACTAAAGAAGCGTGGTTTTGATGACCATAATGAGCTAGCAGCAAGCATGTGTAACATGTGGGCTGAGGAAAATGGTGTAGAGCGGGAATTCGCAATAGAAGCAAAAACTACCGATGCTGTACGTCGAACTTTTGGTATTTCCTTTGGGGAAGAACCACAAATGACATTTAATAGCAATGAGGGAGTCGATTCTGTTACATTCCCAGTGATAGCTATTACTTCGGGCCTTCATACATATGAAGAAGACGAAAAAGAACAAAAGGTTTATATAGAACCGACCATATTAAAAAGTAATATAGAAGCTTTTAAGGAGCTTCCTATTTACATAAACCATCAACGGACATCTGAGGATTTAATCGGCATGGCTACTGACCCTGAGTATGTTGAGATGGAAAATGGTAAGAGTGGAGTGCAAATGATGGCCACTGTCGATAATAAGACAGGTCATGGTCAAGAAGTGTTGAATAAAGTCAAAGACGGGGATATGACTCACGTTAGTATCGATTGGTTCTCAAACGATGTTGACGTCATGGGTGACAATTATGCCACCAAGTTACGTCCCACAGAAGTTAGTTTCATTGACAATGAAAAAATGGACCCCGTCTGCAAGGAATGCAAAATAGGAGAGAAATGTGATTCACAAGCTAAACATGATGACGACCACGACTGTGGTTGTGGTGGACATGATGGAGCATGTGAATGTGAAGACGGGAACAAAGAGGAAACTATGACAGAAGAAGTATCCAATAAATCCGACGCAGAGAATATCGTCGAACGTGAATTCGCTTCTCTACGTGGACAACTTGACGAAGCCCACGCATCTAATGCAGAGATGAAAACTCAGTATGAAGACGCTTTGAAACAAATCGAAGCCTTCAAAGAAGCTGAAGAAGAAAGAACTGCAAAAGAAGCTGAAGCTCGAAAGTTAGAAACTATAGAAGCAATTATATCCAAGGAAGTTGTTTTTGGAACAATCCAAGAAGAATCCAAGGATGCTCGTGTCGAGGAACTATCTGCTTGGGATGAACCAAGGCTGACTGGATTCAGCGATGCTCTCGCTCAAATGCCAGCTCCTGAAGCTGACACAGAAAGACAATTTGGTAAAGGCAAAGCTGCCGATGCTGAAGAGACTCCTGTAGAAGAGAAGGAAAGGCAATTTGCAGTCGAGATGGCAAAAGATGGGCGTATTAAGCTCAACAAAGAATTACTAAGAGGTAATTAAATATGGCAACAGAAATATTAGTAAATGATGGTGGTGCACCAGCAAGAATTTTACCGTTCACAGCTGGAAGCACTGTTACAGCAGGAATGCCCGTACAAATGGGCGCAGATGCGGAAGTAGATAATTTCGCAGGTGCAAATGGAAAACCATTAGGCGTAGCATTAACAACTGTAACTTCTGGAAACCTAGCAAGTATCATTGTAGGAAGTGGAATAATTTTGAATATGTACTGCTCTGGAACTATTGGCAGAGGCGATGGTATCGCTACTCTAGCTGATGGTAATGTCGGCCAAGCCGGCAGTGCAGCAGCAGCAATCGGTTATTACATTGACACAAGTGGTGCTCACGCAGGTGCAGCTTCATTACAACAGGTTCTGTATCAAGGACTGTAAGGAGATAAACTATGGTAGCATTAAACTCAAATTTGGCACCCGGTGTTCTTACATCCCTTAATACAGGGGCTGTAGATGGTGGAGCAGGGGAACGCGTTCTCATTGATTATAAAGATGCAATACAAGACTACAAAGTTGTAGACTTGCCAGCATTGTCAATGTTCTGCG